TGTCCCATACCGAAATTAATCGGGCTTCTTTCCATCTGAGCCTCTCCGGCGAAACCACCAGCTTGCATCATTTGGAAACCAGGAGAGATGTCTTCTGGAGTAATGTAAAGGTTCTCATCGTCTGTAAACAATTGTACAGCGTATTTGTAACCTTGTCCGTGAACCTGCGGCTCTGACTTAACTAATAGGGGGGTTTCGCGAATACCCTCCACAATGAGAGTGTTGTTTGGTCCATACCAATTCACATCAGTTTTGATGTAGAAAACGTCACCATTAGCCCCTAATTGTGTTTTGTTACCGTTTACGTTTTCCATAAACGTGGAACGAATGTCCCCTTCACCGGTCTCAAGGGTCCACATTACGTGGTGCTTGTTGGTATTTTGGACTTTAGCGTTCTTTTCAAACATTCGCATTAAGTGACCATCCTTCTTAAGGATATTACTTTTTGCGTAAGCCGGGATGGCTTTTTCTACTTGGTCCAAGAACTCATAATCCACCATGTCAGGGAACACCTCGAACAGGGCCCTTTCATCAACTAATTTACTAAAATAGTCGTCTTGGTTTATATTTTCTTCCCAGACTTTAAACTTTTCAAATTGAATTGGTTGCATCTCTTATTAATTATTTATATACGTCAGTTATTAAATTAACGGCCTCCTTTCAATCGCCGCTTTATCATTTCTGTTAGAAGCTCTACCGTTATTACTCCTTCTAGGTTTATATTCTTGTGATGAAGAAGATCCGGACAATCCTCTTATTAGTTTATCGCTGTGTTTCCTTTCCACTTCTTCGGGGTCAGGGACTAGTTCATCCGCAGCTATTTGCCTTATCATCATCTTCATTGCAAAATCAGGATCTGTTTTTTTCAGGTGTCTGATTTTTTGCCAAAGGGTTCCTTTTACTTTCTTACCGTCTACCTCAAAAACCTCATTTTTCTTAAAAAAAGCGTCATTCACTTTATCCATCACTTTTTCAGGGAATTCTTCTTCTCCGACTTTTCTGGATTTTATGTAACTTTTTACTCTCTCAATGTTTTTCTTTTGGTCTCTAGCTCTCTTCTCTTCCCTTTTTTTAATAGAATCTTCCTGCTCTTTCCTTTTTTTCTCGGAAAGTTGTGCAAACCTTGACCTGGCCGCCTCGACCTCATCGTCAATTTCACCCTCCTGTACCGAAATATCTATGAGCCTTTCTATCTTCTTCTCATCGGTAATTCCTTGGTTTTTGTAGTCAATGGCTAAAAGCTGCCTTTGCATTCTCTCTCGCTCCTCCCCTTCTTCGGGAATGTTTACTTTAGATAAAGCTTCGAAATTATCAGCTTCAATTATGCTGCGAGGGTCGATCCCTTGTTTAACTAACCGGGCTGTTCGGAGGTCCTCATCCGTATAACCTTTTTGCTTTAACTCTTCAACTTTCTTTTGCTCAATCTCCTGAGCAATAGACTGTTCTTTTGACTTTCTATATAACTCGCTAAGATCTGCATCAGAAATATCTTTATCTATATCGACATCTTCTGGTAAATATCCTTCTTTTTGCCAATGTCTAGCTAAATTGTACACATCGTTTTCAGAAAGGTCTTCGTCGCTACCGCCTTGATCGTCTTGGTCGCCATCTTGGTCGCCATCTTGGTCGTTACGATCACCTATTTCTTTAGATTTGAATTCTTTAGAAACTATTCCCTCATCTCCTTCTCCATCAGGCCCTTCATTAGAATTACCAGTATTTTTTGGTTTATTGTCTTCTAAGGGTTTTTCTTGTTGTCCTGGATCTCCTTTTTCAGAACCATCGTCTTTATTGACAGGTTCGGGAGTTGAAGAACCAATTAATCCATCATCGTCATCAAAAGGAGTGGTAAACTCTTTTCTTTCTATTCCTTCTTTTGCCATGTTGTTTTTTATGTTTATAATGTAAACTTAAATAATTAATTTGGATATACCAAATATTAAATTGTATTTGTTTTACGACTATAGCGTAAAACCAAATTATTATTGCCTATTCATTTTTTCTCTTTCTATTTCAGTTCTTTTATCGATTTTATAACGCTCGAGTTCTCGGTCTTTTTCTTTATTAGCATCTTCGCTTCTAAGAATCATTTCTCTTTCAGTTATCTTATCGTTAACTTTGTTCTTATCGATATCAAACTGATTAGCAAATTTCTCTGCTTCTATTTCACTCATTGCCATTTCGTATTGTTTTTCTTTATCGACAACTGCTAGCTTAGTATCTCGTTTCAGCTGTTCTAACATTTTTTGAACCTCAGCTTTCTCTTCTTCGAGTTGTTTCTGACTTTGCATTGCTTGCTTATCAGATTTTCGTTTCTTTCTAACAATCCTATCAGCTAGCTCTTTGAGTTCAGGCATTGACTCGGTGTCCATGGCTTCTATGAAATCCTCCAGGTCGCCGTGCCCGTTCATTACATATTGTACAATTGCTCGCCTTGTTTCATTAAACTGCTCAACCTTACTATAGTCTGTGTCTATTCTTATTCTAAGGGAAGCAAGCTTCATATCCATTGGATCAGTCTCCAATACCGCGATCTGATGATCGTTGAGAAGAACACTCTTAGTTATGTCACTTTCGGAAGCACAAACCCGGGATACATCTAATGCTGCTTGTAAGACCCTATTTACTATAGTGTTATGCATCCTATAGTACTCGTATAGTTTCTTATCAGAAGCCTGAATATTTTGGTTATTAGTCTTAGAAGTTGTGTATGGGCTACTTATACCCATCTTGGCCGCATTGTAATTCAACTGAGTAGATATTTTCCTTTCGGTATATTCTAACTTATCCAATGTGCCGGCTATGTCAGATGCCTGACTAACGTCAATTGATTTGAAAAATGAAGCATCTTGTGGGGTAATGTGTTCTCCATGTAGGTTGATAGGTACAAACTTACCATACCTCATTGCTGTGAAAAACTGTTGCCATGTCCAATTGTCAGGCTTCATTGTGGCTGTACCTAACATCACCCGACCTACATCTGTAGATTCGAATTCTTCTAACCTGTTTATTAATAACGAGTGTCGGTATATCCAAGGTTTGGCCGGATCTACCAAAGTCCTATGCGGAGTGTTATTTCTTAAGCGGTTCATCTTACCGCCATAGATTGTTAGTTTGGTATCGAAAGGGTTGTCTATGTTATTATACTGATACGGAACTGGTTCCACATTCATATAGACATCGGAACCCGAGCCTCCTAACCTTACACCATGCCAAACTTGAGGTGCCAAAAATTCCTCAACTTCTATGTCTCCTTTTAAAGGGGAAGATTCGTAATGTTCATCTAAATAATAAATCTTCTTTTGATTGTTTTCTATCCTAGTAACCCTTTGCATAATTCTATTCCATCTCCAGGTTACATAACACTCTTCTATTCCAGTAAAGCGCTCACCGTTTATATTGGTGTTTGTGTCGTAATGTTTGTATAACTTTTGAAGCTTGGCTTGACCCTCCCTAGTCTTATAGTTTAACTGTGTTTGATCATATTCACCATTTATGGCACCATACAACATTCTCCTTTCTATATCGTCATTGGCAAAAGCGTCCCTGTTGTCGCTAGCTCCTCCTAGGTTAGGATCGTATTTATCTCTTAAAAGTTTTGCTGTTTTTTTGTCAACAAAATATTTACTTAAAATTGAAGGTAATTGTATGTTTTGTCTGTAAGTGGCGTATTCTCCATCTTCTACGTATTTTGTAGCATCAGAACCCCCGTGTCTAACAAACCTTGGGTTTAAGTCCTCATGTAGCATTTTTCCATTTGGTGCCCAAACTCTATGGTACTGTGCTCCCGCTAAAATCATATCCCTAAACCCATCAATGAACTTATTTCTCATGTCCTGCTCGACTATCATGTCTCTTGCAAAAACCTGAGCCATAGACTCCACCGGTAGTTTGGATGTTGATAAGTAATGCTCGAGAAGATCTGTTTCTTCCTGGACCCTTCTTTGAACATCTGCTCTCATTTGTTCCTGCTGCTCTGGTTGCAAAGACCCAGGGTCCTGTATGCCGTACTCCTGCATATATTTTCTAGTCAACCTTTCCCTTTCAGGCCTAATTATAGTATCGTTTAGCCAATTAGCTACAGCCTCCCTTTTCATTCTTTTACGCATCTTAGCTCCGGAGGCTGATATGTCGTGAACCATTGGTTTAAATGGCATCAAAGCCACTTCCGAAACAATAGCTCTTAATATCTGATCAGCAAAAGGGTAATACTTGATACTATCCCCTTTTAGACTAACATTCTCATTACCTACAGTAAAGCTAGTATTGGGTTTATAATTTTCAATGGACCGCCATTGCCCCGAATATATCTCGTAATTATCCATGATCTTCCTCTCAAATTCAGAAACACCGTCATTCGGACCATGGTAGTCGGTGTAGTATTCCATCATTTTTTTGGGAATCTCCTGCTGTTTTAGTCCTTTCTGCCGAGAAGTAGCAAAGTACGGCATTTTGGATATATCGGGTTTTGCAGAATTGTTAGAAATTTTATTATTAGCCATAATTCTTAATAGTTATATGCAGGGTTTTCCTCTACGTGATGTCTTGTTTTATTAGCCGTTAGCATTCCTTTTAGCTCTTCTTCAATTCTATTCATTTCCTCTTCGTCTTGCTTGGATGTAGGTTCAACCTCTTGTAATAGTTGTAAGGATAAAACCATCATAGAGGACATGTGATCATAATTACCACCATCTCTGTAAGCAACAATTTCATCAAGAAGCCTTAATGAGTGTATTTGGTCAATCATCAAAACTTTATTTCTTACAAGTTTTTGATCAATAACCCTTTCATCGTAAGCAACTTCTGTCCTAAAAAGATCATTTACATATCCAGATACTTTTTGTTTCATTCCTGGTGCCAAGTATACTCCAATTTTTCTAGATTTTCGTTTAGTGGCCACAGTGGCATCTAAAGCTCTTGATGGCTCCGGTTGCAACATGTCGTATTTTCTTTGCTTTTCAGCATACGTTACGAAGTGGTTTACGTTAACCTCTGGTAAGATCTTCGCGTTATAGTACGCGGCTAGTTTTAAAGCAATTTCATGATCATCTGATAAATTATAATGTCTACCTATCCATTCAGCCACGAGGTTATATTGTATCTTACTCAAATCATCAGGCTGCCATGTCTTGAATACAAGAACTGATGCTAAAGAAGACCCTTCACCTTTATCTTGTCTAACTGGGTCATAAACAACGATGTACTGGGCCCCTTTAAACTTAGCCTTAGGTAAGTCTTTGAGTGGTGATTCGTAAATTATGACTGCTCCGGATTTATCCTTCATTCCATCCTCGTCGCCCATTCTAACGATAGGGTTTAATTTATTATCCATGTCAATTTCAAACTTAACCATGGACTTTTTCTTATCAATATAATGAAGCTTTCCTACTTTTGCTTTTTCGTCCCATAGTCCTTCTTCAAGGTCCATTATTCGAGACTGAGCTCTTTCTGTGTCAAATATATTTTCTCCCGACTCAAGGAACATTTCCGCCGGTATAACCGGGTAAGATATTATATGACCTTGGTAGTTTGAGTCAGCGTCTTTATCGTTTTTGATCCTATGCCTTTCCTGCATTTCATCAGCAAAAGCTTTTTTGTATTTGGTGTTACCGTTTTTATCTTTATATATGGATTTCCTATAATAGGATGGTATGAATAATCCAACTTGTTTGTTTGTTCCAGAGAACTTATCCTCAAACCCTAAACAGTCATATCTGTCTGGATTGTTATAGGCATCCTTGATACCTTGGATCTTTTGCATATTACCACCGGTACCAATATAAATACCGTAACCGGTTAAAACATCACGACCAAAAGTACCTTTATTTTCCTGATGAACTTTTATAAAGTTTTCCAAAAGTCCAGCCTCTTCCACAATTATTCTCCTAGCCCTCTTACCTACACCGGCAGATGCGTTTCTTCTAAAAGACACATGGAATACCTTAGAACCTACACCTATGAAACCTTTACCACTTTTTATTGGTATTTGGTTAACCACATTTTTGTTTGGTTCAATGGACCCATCATATGGTTGGTAGAAGTACCCTGGTTCGGAATAACCATCTTCTGTGTAATCACCGTAGTTATTTTTAAGCCTTAAGTACATTTTTTCGAACTTGTCTAGCAAGTCAGAACTATACTTTGTATCATAAGACCCTACGATATTTATACATTGTGTTACTCCATCAATGTAGTCATCTAAATTATTAGCATCGTTGAAAGTAAACCCGTGTGTCAAAAGACCAGACATCATATAAGACTTTCCCCCACCCCTGGTACTCAGTAGTATTAAGTGCTTATACTGGTTCATGAAATAAGGATCGCCCATTGGCTTATCGAAAGTCTGGTATAAATAATCTCTAGACTCTACGTACTCCTTATATTCACCGTTTGGTTTTCTTAAAGCATTAGGGTGCATTTCCTCATACCTCTTGAGCATTTCTTGCTCGTACCCGCTAAGGCTTTCGTAACCATCTTTTTCTATCTTACCTATAGGTCGGTAGCAAGTATATTGATCATCTTCCGAAAAACCTGAAAAACCATCACATGTAGCTAATGCGTAAAAAACTAACCACTCAATATCCCTAAGTTTAGGGTTGATGTAGCTAGTTCTCTTCATTAAGTCTGTATCTTCAATCTTTGTGAAATTGATATAAAAATACAGCTCACCGGGCATCCATCTCCACCCGCCCTTATCTTTCTTTTCATCGTAGTCGCGGCCCCAAAAGCCTTTAATGCACTTCTCGGCTTGGTCGTCCCAGTATTCAAAATACTCCGGCATTTCAGGGAATATGGTTTCGTGTTCCCTGTTAATGAAAGGTTTTATGTTGTACAATTCGAACGGTATTAGTTTTACCGGCTTGTACCTACCTGTTATCTTCTTTTTCTTATGTTCAGATTTAACTTTACTTTTCTCAGTTACGACCAAACCTAACCGTTAGTCTTTTTTTCTGACCCTCTCTGCATTCTTCGTTTTGCCGCAGCACCTATCTTTCTGTCACCTCTACTCTGAGCAATTTTAGACTGCTCCGCATCAAAGGCTTCTTTCATCTCTAGAAAATCTTTCCAGGTGCTTTTTACTTTACCTAGCTGGTTGAAGAGTCCAGAAGCATTGGTATCGAAACTTTGCTCTCTTAACCACACAGTCCCTTCCTCAAATTTATCCATCCATATTTTAAACATTATCTCACCTTTACTCATAAAAATTCCTGGAAAGTCTGATATCAAAATTTTAACATCTTCGTCCTCCCAATCAAATTTTTCATCGTTAAGATAATTCTTAGATACGATTTTTCTCCTTTCGCTTTTTTCTTTTTTGTAAAATGGGCTACTAGGGTGCTCAGCTAAATAAACGGCCCAAATTAATTGAGACGCTCTGTCTTGTCCGTACTGTTTTATTAAATTTTGTATAGCATCGTAATATCTATACTCCGGGTTTTGCTCAAAAAAGTCTTGAGTGGAATTACCGTGAATTAGTGGCATTGTCTGTTGGTTATCTTTTTGTTTAATAGTTTTCCCAATCTTCTCTCGCTGATTCTAAAAACTTCTGCTTTATTTTCCGACAACCTTTTGGTGAATTTTTCTTCTATTTCTAACTGCTTAGGGTTAGGGTCTGATCCCCTTCTCTGTTCTAGCCTTAATATAATTTTTGTATTTGCCATTTTTTAATGAGTTGAATATGTCCATTGCGTCCCTGAAATATGTTTTTGTTTTCTTAAACAATTGTTCTCTTCCTTTGTATACCTGTATGACATGAAAATCTTTATCCCTACCGGAGCCTATAGCTACTCTTTCGGTGCAGAGTAAAATCTTAACATCTCCTTCTTCTCTGGTGGATACTACCTTAAGACTCTCTATTGTTTTCATTGTTATTGTTTTAAAATTGGGACTGTGACGGGAATCGAACCCGCAAGGTTTGTTAAAACCACTTGAGTCACAGACAAGCTCGGCTAACCAGTATCCGATTCACAGCCTGTGCGCCCTGAAGGACTTGAACCTCCGACCTGCTCATTATGAGTGAGCTGCTCTAACCAACTGAGCTAAGAGCGCAAAAGTAAAAAAAGCAATAAGATGGCAGGATTCGAACCTGCAGTCGGTGCCACCGACAATCCTCACATATTCTAACGGCTAATTAGTTTACAATGCTTTGGCGCGTCTACCAATTCCGCCACATCTTATTACGGGTGTATCCTACTACCAAGACTAGCTTGATTCAGATACTTTAGTGGAGGCCGTGGGAATCGAACCCACCACAGTCTGATTGCAAATCAAACTCGCCGGCCTTGGTACATTCACCCCCCTAAAATTAGTAGCGCAGGGAGGAGTCGAACCTCCGACTTCGGGTTATGAGCCCAACGACTTACCACTTGTCCACCGCGCAATATTGCCCGTACTTTCCGGGCTGTCAACAACTAAAATTTAGTACAAAATGCTCATGTAGTTGTCAGTTGAGCTTTGTGGATCCGGAGGGAGTCGAACCCTCGTCCAGTTACGTTTCAACTTTGTAAATTATTTAACAGCATAGGTTGTGTTTCATTTCTGCCCAAGAAAAAGGGGGACTCAACTGAATCCACTCCACCACTTACTTTTTAGAGAAGTAAGAAACTCTCAAACTACGCCGCTTCCGCAAGCATAGAGTCCGCAGGTTGGGTGACAAGGTCCGCGTTGACCCCGGCTAGACTACCACCATTTCTGGCTGCAGATTCAACTGCTTGTGTAGCTAACTGATTGGTTACATTATCGCCAATTAAAATTCTATTCCTCATTTTTAAGTCTGTGAGAATAATCTGACTGCTGTTTTACAAAACATCATCCGCCCTGTCGATTCCATGTCGGACCCATATTTTTTCCAACCCTCCTTTAAAAATTGAGCGCCTGGTGGGAACAGGACGTTCCCGCCAAACACTCAAGGGGTGGGCTGATGTAAAAAGGAAGGTTAAACTTCTAAATTGGTAGATACGGTTACATCAAAGTATACTACCTCTTTACTCTTCCTGGGGTTGTAAATCTTACCTTTACCTGGATGAGAAACTTTCAACGGCTTACCGTCATTATGGTAAATCGTCAAATGCTTAGTTACAGTTTTCGTCTTTGTGGGGTATTTTTCAACATCAGCCTTTGGGGTGTTGTCCGAATAAGAAGCCGTGGCTCCATCAGAATCCCAAGTCACATTTGCTGTGCACCCACACCCGGGAACTATCGTTTGTATATCTGACTTACGGACACCTTCCCTAAATGGTACAAAAACCTTAACTCCTTTTTGCTGAGGAAATATAACACCTTGAACAATCGTTCTTGTTTCTTTAGCTGCTTTCATTTTTATTTTTTTATTTAGAAATTATCAGAATCGAAAAAAAAGTGTATTTTGTAATCGTTTTTCACTTTCTCCCATTTCTTTTTACTAAAAATTATTGGTCCCCATCTCGGCTCGTCGTAAGCATCTTCTGGGTCCGTAGAGTCTTTTTCAAACGGTACACTTGCTTTGGCCGGCATATTACATCCGCAAAACTTACAACTCTTTAAGCCAATACACTCTTGACAACGAACATACCTCATGTGATATTGTTCAACGATATGAGGAGCATATACAAACCTTGTCACAAGTGATACTAAAAAAGATATCCACTTTACAGGGTTTATCCAATCTTTTAGTCTAGTCTTCTTGAACCGCATAATCAAACATTGAGTTTATAAGAACACGAGGATCTTTCAATTTAAAACGAATTTCTGGAGTTCCTACCTCAAATACATAATTATCTAAGTATTGGGTTCTAAGGTCCAACTTATTCGGTAAGAATATGTTCCGAACCTTATTACCAATATTGTTCATGTACTTATCGGGAGCTTTAGATGTCACAGTAGCGTTGGATTTATTCATCGCTTTTGCTGAATGTATAACCTCATACTTAGGGTTAATCATGGTTGCAACATCGTAATCTCTTAATGTTACAATATCCCCGACTTTCAACTTTCTCTGTTCAGGTACGTCAACCATGGTGGTTCCATCAGCAGACATTCTCTTGTTGACATCTGGAGAAACAGCTAAAACTTTACCGATAGCAAATATTACATTCCTGGCCGTTTTAAAAGGAGTCAAGTCAGTGTCTACAATCGTTGACTCTTTCTTAGGAAAAGGATTGCACACAAACAATTCGATAATTGTCTGACTGTCGTGCATGAATATGTAATTGTCAAGCAACTCTTGGCTATAAAACTCTTTTTCAATGAACTTTTCGTATGATTCTTTTACTTGGTCAAGAACCTCTGGTGTGATCTCTTTAGCAGGTCTTTTGTACTGGCTGGATCCTTTAATGATTCCTCCTTGTACACTTCCTCCGCCGATAATCTTAGATTTTGGTGAACTCATAATTCAATTTTGTTTAATAAGTGATTTTATCAATCGTGTCCTTCATGCTGCAACCTAAAAGTTTAACTAACCTTTCATTGGCTGCACGTATGTATTTTATATTTTCTCTTGTATCCCTAACAACACCCGTACTGTTTAAATTGTTCGGATCATCGCTCTTCATATCCGGTTTTGTATATCCATTGTGGAGTATTTTCAACCAATCTATCAAATAAGCTACCTCTTCCTTTTTGGTTAATTCTGTATTCTCTTCCATTTTACTTTTTATTATAATTGTTGTTTACGTGCTTGACCCGGTTCATTTCCTTTTCAAGCTTAACTATCTTTTTTTCTAACTTTTTTCTTTCTTCACTCCCATACGGATGGTAGCTTAAGCTGTTTTCTTTTTTTAAAAGTATGTCCTCTATTCTGTGCTCCATTGGGATGAAAGTTCCTAGTTTTGGGATATAAACCCGGTTAAACTCATCGTTCTGTAACAGGGTGAGGTAACTTTTGAACATGTTGTTATGAAAATCAACTATTTGTTCTTTTGTTAACCCTTCTAAATCAAAATCTTCTTTTACTTCCTCAAAGACCTCATCGATCATCTGCGAAGAAGGTTTATGTCTCATCGCCATCTTCATCAAAATTAGTAAACACTTTTAGCTCAAAGCTTGGTTTATATTTTTTCAAATCGAACCTAGGAGGTAATGTCAATTTGTTTAGTCCTGACCGTATCCATAATTTAGAAGATAGTCGAACTTTATATTGAGATACTGTAGTACTTTTCATAGGACTACCTACATCTTTCATTCCTTTTACTAACTCCCGGTGATTATCAATAGAGTAACCTAGGTAGTTCAAATAGCAAACCAAAGCAAAAAATTTCACCTCGGCTTTTCTTAAACGATTTTTTTCTACTTGGATTGAAGCTGACTGAATTCTTGTCAAAGATTCTAGGTACGATAAAATATCGTTTTCCTCTAAAATTAAAGGCTTTGCGTAGAACTTTTCCTCATTTTCCATTGTTTTAATGTTGTTGTTTAATGTTATTGTAATGCAATGATACAAAAAATAACTGGCTTAACGAAATATAATTTTGTAAATTTATATTTTTGTAAATCTTTAATGAACAAAAAACTTAATAATGTCACTAGTAAAGTTTACAGACAAAGATCATAAATATTTAGTTGACGGTATACAATACACTTCAGCTAGCGGATTGTTCAAAAAATTCCAAGAACCTTTCGATAGGGATAACAAAACGCTAATGAAAGCTACTAGGCCTTATTTGAAAAAAGAGGTCTACGATAAGGTTAAGAAGCAAGCCCGTGACCGCGCTAAAAAGTTCATGAAAATTGTAAAAGATGACAACCTTTTGACGAAAGGTCAATTTGAAGAAGTTAAAAAGAAAGCTAAGGAATACGCTGATCAGTGGACCCAGGCAGGAATTGAGGGTTCTTCTTTTGGAACAGAACGTCATAGTGAGAAGGAGAAGATTGATGTCGAAAGGGGGTGGTCTATGAACCCATATACAGAAAAGAAAACATTGATACCGGATCATTACTACAAAATGAGAGAAAAGTATTCTGATTTAGATAACGTATCGATGGCTGATGATTTATCTGAGATCCCGGATGGTTACTATCCGGAGTTTTTGGTCCATTGGCACCCGTGGAAGACTGCTGGTCAGGCTGATAAAGCTTACATAGAAACGGTCAATGGTGTTAGGTACTTAGATTTGGATGATTGGAAAACTGATAAAAAAATTAAGACAAAAGGGTTCTTTAATAAAAATACAGGAATGCAAAAACTTCTTTACCCTTTGGATCACTTACCTGATTGTAACCGGTACATCTATGAAATTAAAATATCGTTTTACGCGTACATGTGTGAGATGCATGGGCTAACACCTAGAAACTTAGGGTTTACTCACCTGGTTTACAATAAGGAACGAACAAAAGAAATTGGTCAAAAGTTGTATCATTTGACGTACCGACGGTGGGAATGTGAGCAAATGATCAAAGATTTCCTTAAGAAATAGCATTGATCGATGCTTTTCTTATTTTCAATAGTTCGTCGTTTATGAGAACTTTTTCAGGTTTCAATCTAACTTGGGATGTGGCCAAAAGGTCATGAGTTTTTGTCATTGTCCTATCAAACATATCTTCGGTAACCCTTCCTTGGGTCGGGGTAACCGGGGATATCTTACCCATCTCAAGCATGTTGTTGGCAAAACGTAAAGCATAGATAGAAGATTTCATGTTATGATCTTTTTCTTCGTAAGCGTATTCGATCATAGATCTAGCTATAAACTTGGATGTGAGTAATGGAAATATTTTCTCAACCATATCCTGGTACTCAACCTCCCTTATGTTCGATAGTTCTTCAGATACAACTGTTGTTAAAAGTATTCTACCTGATCCATTAATGATAGATTTCAAGTAATGACCTATTTCACAATAGTAAGTGGAAGTTCCTGCATCAACAGTGTCTGGCTCATACGTGATACCTGCTATTTTATAAGGGTCTTCGATGAATATGCTAAAATTAATCTTGGGGGTATCCTTTAAGCCACATCCGTGACTATGATATCCTGATAAACAATTGTAAATAACATGTCTCATAATGAACTTTATCTTTCTTTTATTTGTTTTCTTTATACTAGAGTATATACTTTAAGTTAACCTTTAAATTATACTTTATAAGTACTAAGTACCAATAACTCCGTAGTTAAGCTCTACTAGAGTCTATACTCTAAAGGCGGGTGGAAGCAAAAAAGTTTCAAAAGATATAACATTTAACAAAACATTAACACTTAACAATTAATCTTATTTTTTTTTACTTTATTTGAAACTTTATTGTTACTTTCGTGGTTGTAAGGGTAAAATAGGAATAAATGGGTAATAAGAAAGACAAAGAATTGGCTAAGGTTATGGACGATATTCGAAAAACATACGGAGAATCCTCAGTAATGCTTTTAGACGATAGTTCTAACATCTTCGATGGTGAGGTTATCGACACCGGCAGTCTGACCCTAAACGAGGCCTTAGGTACCGGGGGTTTCCCCAAAGGCAGAATAGTTGAGATTTACGGCCCGGAATCGAGCGGAAAGACGACGCTAACGATACACGCCATCGCTAATGCTCAGAAAAATGGAGACGTTTGTGCTTTCATTGACGCAGAACATGCCTTTGACAAGACTTACGCACAAAACCTAGGTGTAGACACCTCTAACCTGATTATCTCCCAACCTGACAACGGAGAACAAGCTTTAGAAATAACTGAGAGGTTGATTCGTTCAAATAAGGTAGGCTTAGTTGTAGTAGACTCGGTAGCAGCATTGACACCAAAAGCTGAAATCGAAGGCGAAATGGGAGACTCCAAGATAGGTTTGCAAGCTCGTCTAATGTCACAAGCTATGCGAAAACTTACATCAGCGGTTTCTAGGTCCAAATGCTGTTTGATTTTTATAAACCAAATCCGGATGAAAATTGGTGTAATGTTTGGTTGTTTCCCATATACCACTAGAGTTGAGCTTGAAAATGGAGAAACAATGAAGATCGGTAAAATTGTAAACAACAAACTACCTTTAAAGGTTAAATCTTGGAATAAAAAAACAGGAAAAATAGAATACAAGAAAATAGTCAACTGGTACAATAATGGGAAGTATGAACATCTTTGGAAAGTTGGGACAAAATCTCCCCATAAGTCTGGAAATATATTTTTGAGGGTTGCTGACGATCATACGTTTATAACCAAAACTGGAGATAGACGTTTATCTGATTTAAAAGTCGGAGATAATGTTTTAACTACCTCTAAGTCTTACTTAAACAAAGATCAAAAGTCTGTAATCTTAGGAGGGATTCTTGGAGATGGTAGTTTGCGAACTTTAAATGGAATAACTTACAGATATAGAGAAACACATTCATCAAAACAAAACGAATACTGTAAGTGGAAGTCACGATTGTTAGGGGAAATTGTGAGTACTGAAGGAGTTACGGGTAAAAATGAAAAATTTTACTTTGAAACTCACGCTGTTCCAGAATTAGGAGAGTACGATGACAAAAACATAGACAGAAATTTTATAAATAGTATAGACAAGATAAGTTTAGCAATATGGTACCTGGATGATGGTACTTTTTCAGGAAGTTATGAAAAATGGGGGCACGGAAAATCAGAAATAGCCTGTACAAGATTTTCGAGACAAGAAAAAATAGCCATAGCTTATCATTTAAAAGAAAGCTTTGGACTAGATTGCACTGTAACTAATACGGGACTTTTATTTTCTGGAGAAAACAATAAAAAATTCCAACAAACAATAGTAGAGTATGTCCCTAAATGCATGTCTTATAAAATACATCCCAAATTAAGAACTTTGTGTGAAACCTACTCCTACAACACTAAAAGTGAAGAAAAAGATGTACTAGTGGAAGTGCCAATACTTTCAAAAGATAAAGTCAAAAGTATAAGATCTCCATACAAATACGATATTGAGGTAGAAGGGAACTCAAATTATTTTGTGTCAGGAGTTTTAGTGCACAACTCCCCAGAGACAACCAGTGGTGGAGAAGCTTTAAAATTTTATTGCTCCCAGCGTTTAGATATCAGACGAATAGGTTCAATGAATAAAGATAAAGAGGGCGTTGGTGTCAGCAATAACCATAAAGTAAAAGTCATAAAGAACAAGCTTGCCGCGCCTTACAGAATTGCTGAGTTCTCAATACGCTTCGGTACCGGCATAGATAGAAATGGGGAAGTTGTCGACCTGGGTGTAGATTTTGACATAATTGATAAAGCAGGGAGCTGGTATAGTTACGATGATGTCAAGATAGGCCAAGGTAGAGAGAATGCAATACAGATGTTGGAAGATAATCCCGACCTTGCTTTAGAAATCGAAGAAAAATTAATCAATAAACTCAAAGCCTAATGAGAAAAATAGTTGGGATAGATCCAGGAAAAGACGGTGGTGTTTGTTTAATGGAAGATTACAAAGTCATTGAGCTATTTCCGATGCCAAGAATTAAATCAAACGTTAACTACAAAAAGCTAGCAGAGCATTTCCAGTTTTGTTGGGAATATGGAGCTGAAGTGTTTTACATCGAAGAGGTCCACTCTTTAGGAATGTCTGGCAAAAAATCAAATTTCAGCTTTGGTGAGATTTTTGGTATAAAGCAAGGAATGTTAGCCATGGCCAAAATACCTTACGATTTTGTGCAACCTAAAGAGTGGCAATCCCACCTGTGGAGCAATATCGATAAAGTATACTCTAACAAGAAGAAAAATAAAATTGACACAAAAGCTACTTCGGAATCAACAGCAATGAGGCTGTACCCAGGGGTAGATTTCACTAAGTCTAAAGCGGCTTCAAAAAACCACGACGGTCTCATAGATGCCACACTTGTAGCCAGATATGGAACGATGAAACTTTTAGGTAAAACCTTGTAAAGAATTAACTAACTAAAAAAGATAAAATGTCTAAATTAATAACTAAAGATAATATCGAAGATGCTAGGATGGTTTGGAGCACTTTGTACAATTCTCAGGTTGATAAGCTAATCCCGGCCACGACATCGTACACATGGTGTGATTCGATTTACAACCTGAACATTGGAAGCAAACTTCAAAACCTACCAAACATTCTAGACATCAACCCCCCAACAATGACCTTGATACCGGCCTACGGTAAGGTGAGCAATGAAGAGTTTTTCAAAAGACTGTCGCGAAGTGAATTTGTCGTCAATCATAAAATGAGAACAATGGAGGAGGTCTCTTACCTTGAAGAAAGAGATTTTTTTCATGACATGTTTGGCCACGTACCTCACCTTTTCAACGAACAGTATTGTGAAACACTGAGACTACTTGGATCCTTACATGTAGCGATGAGTGATAACCTTGTTGGTAGAAAAATGATAGAAAACTTATATTGGAGGATATTTGAATTCGGTGCCATATTGGAAGATGGAGAAGTTAGGGCTTTAGGTGCCGGGATAATTTCTTCTACCGACGAGCTGAATCATTTTAAGTTGACAAAAAATAAACACTTGGTTGATTTCACTACTTCAGAATTAGTTACTGGAGATAACAATTTGGATGATTTCCAAAGCGTATATTTTGTATTTGAAAGTTTTAATCACATCCAGAATGAGATTTTTAGCGTATGTAATCTAGCTATGCTTTACTCTGGAGTAAAATTCACATCATGGGAGGACCTAATGAAAAAGATGAACTCGTAAAAGTTTGTGTGTACGAAAACACACAATATCAACTCATAGCAGAGCATGGATCAACTTGCATACTCAAACCATTAGCTAGAAAAAGAGTAGACACTGGAGAGGAGGATGAAGGTGTACTTTTTGTTGACATTAGTGAAATATCCGATATAAAAAAAGTTGTTGTAAACCATGTGGGTATAGAATCTCTAGATAACGATTTTCTGTACAAAATGCTCTTCAATTTTTGTAAAGTTGTTGGTAGCCGCTATGACCTAGTAAACGAGTTAATGAGAGCGTCTCGGTCGTTGAAAGTACCAATGCCTAACGCAGATTTTGATATAAACATAATGTTATCCATAACCCCTAAAAATCAAGAAGAAAATGAATAAAGAAAGAATTAAAAAAGAAGTTCTAGATCAAGTAAATCAGCACTTACTGCACCACAATAATTTAGTATCTATTGAGATGGTAGACACTGCTTATGATGATCATTTAGCCATTATGGTAACATTCTTTTACAAAAAATACATACGCATTAAGTCCGAATTAAAACTTACCGACGATTATCGTTTCCTAGTGGATTACATTTTTGAACGAGTTTGTCAAAATATTTCTCAAGACATTTCTCAACAAGTAATTGAAGAATATAACAAGGCAGTAATGGAAATGAAAGAAAAAAAATTTGATTTAGATGTTAATGTAGCTTTACCTTATGGTCAAAAGTATGCCCCACAAAGAGGAAGTGCAGATGCTGCCGGAGATGACCTTAGAGCTAGAAAAATAGAATACCTCAGCCCAACTAAGGTGAAAATTCACCTAGGCGTTCATTTTGAGTTTAGTTCTGACTGGGAAGTCTTATTACTTCCAAGATCAAATAGTGGTAAAAGTTCTTGGATTCTTTCGAACTGTGTTGGACTTGGAGATCCTGATTATCGAGGCGAATACTTGGCCATTTTTGATTACACGGGCCCTTATGAAGAAATTCAGTATGAAGACGGGAACGTTAGAGCTGAAATAGAACAGTTCCCTTACGAAGAAGGGAACCGGGTAGTTCAGTGTATCTTTCAAAGAAACTATAAACCTAAATATAACATAGTCAGTCTTGATGATATGACTAAAACAGAAAGGGGATCTGGAGGACATGGTTCTACAGGGCTGGATTAATAGAATTGTAAAATTTAAACAAAATAGATGTCACATACGCCTCGTAAAAGCAAAGGAGCTAAGAACCCGAGAATGGCTCACCCTTTAAGCGAAGAACAAAAAGTTTTTGAAGACTTGTATCAAAAATTTGATGTAAACTTTATAATCGGCAGGGCCGGAACCGGTAAAACATTTACAGCTATTCACCAATCACTAATGTCTTTCAGAAAGAAAGAAATTTATGAAATAGGCATAAGTAGGCCTATAACCAAAAATGGTTTAGGTTTTCTACCAGGTGACGTATACGATAAGATGAAAGAGTGGGTAGAGCCCATTATGCATAACATAAACCAGTGCCAGAGTCATAGCACAACGGAAAAAATGTTAAATAGCAATAAACTGCAGATCAAACCTGTAGATTTTATGAAAGGAATAACATTTATTGGATCCGCTGTGATTATTGATGAGTTCCAAGATCTAAACTACAACGACTTTCGATTGGTTTTGACTAGATTGGGTAGAACAAGTAAGTTGATTTTTTGTGGAGACCCGGGGCAGGTTCATCACTCAGTAGCTGACCCATGTTTTCCTAAAATAGAAAAGATTAAGCACAGTGGTTTAGTCGGTTGGTTAGAATTAAATGAAAATCGTCGGAACAAATGCATACCTGGCATTGTTGATTACTTAGAAAATTAAACAAAAACTTAGAAAAAATGAAAAATTTGAAATCGCTACTATCGGTATTTATTTTATCAACGGTCTTCTCACTCACCTTAACGGCCCAAAATGGTAACCAGCAATTATTACCAGAGGAGGATGTAACAGTAACATACAACCTCTATACTGAGTATGAGAAGATGTATGTCATTGGGTACAAAGACGGTTACTGTTATAACGATCCTGACTGTATAGAACCGGTCGACCCGATACCACCAAATCCTAAACCTGGTCTAGGTACTGCTAGAGACGGTTATGTAAGAGGAGTTAAGGACGGAATTAAGAAAAGACAATCCGAAGACCGACAATAATGGGAAATCTTTCACAAGACGTAAAGTCTATGACAAAGAGGGTAGGTAAATTTATGGACGGAAAACGTCCATTTAACCTATTCCTTCAACTAAGAGAAGGAATTATTCAGAACATCACAGTGTCCGAAAAAGGATGGTCTGGAGATAAACTGTTTGAAAAAGAAGAAGATTTAATTGACCAGGGCTGTTTCCTAACAGGGCGGCCGGTAGTAAAGTATAACCTCGTTGATGAACGTATGCAAGTTTTTGAAAACGATGAAATGGTGGAAGATGTTAGTTTCTAAAGCACCTGTGTCCGAGTGGTTAGGTAGCGGACTGCAAATCCGCTCACGCTGGTTCGAATCCAGTCAGGTGCTCATTTTCTAAAACATATCGAAAATTATGGATAAGCTACAAAAACTAATTGAAAAAACAAAGTGTGGTGTTTCTATTGAAATAAACGGTCATAGGGATTATTACGAAACTATTGATCAATACATTGAACCTAGTGATAAAAAAAATATGTCAGATAGCAAGTATGAGTATAAATATAACCAAAGCAAAAAGTTGGGAGTAGCAACTAAAGACCCTGATATGGTATATAGGTTATTGTCGAGCGAGAGTTGGGTAGCGGATAATCCTACCATTCGAGTTTCAATATTAGAAGGGGGTTTAGTTGAGGTAGATATCAACGGTAATGCGATAGGGGACTTAGAACTATTACGAATGTTTGTTGAGACAGGTAGGGACATAGGGGATGTATATGTTAATGGGACTAAGATGCCTGACGACTTGAAAGAGAAGTATATGATGCATATTATTAAGGAAATAGTAAAAGGAAAAAATGAACAATAACAACTACTATGTACCAACCATTGAAGAATTTAGAGATGGGTTTAGGTACGAATATAAGTCAGATGAGTTTTTAGGGATATTGGAGCCTACAGAAGGAAAATATGTAAAAGCCACTTTTACAGGAGGAGGTGGTATGGACGGAGAAAGCGAAAGTGAAGATGTATACAACTTAATAAA